GACGATTTGTGGCAACGAATGATTGACCTCTACCGAGGTAAGCATCATCGTACCGATATCAAAGAGGACCAGTTGCTTGTCAATATGGCGTTCTCCACCATCAACATCGTTGCGCCTTCGGTGTCGGTGAATCATCCGAAGATTACGGTGAATGCCCGTCGCCCAGAAGACGGGGACAAGGCGGTGGTCACTGAGGCGATTGTGAACTATTGGTGGCGTCATTATGAATGTCAGAAGGAGTTTCGTCGCGCGGTGAAGGATTGTTTGATTGTCGGTCACGGGTGGGTGAAGACGGGGTACCGCTACGTGGAAGAAGAAAAGGTTGTTGAGAACAATTTTGATTCGTTTGACGAATTGGTGGAGGTTCGCGAGGAGAACGTATCGGAATCCAATCTGATTGTCAAAGAGGACCGCCCGTTCGTTGAACGGGTGTCCCCGTTTGACGTGTTCGTTGACCCCGATGCGACAAGCATGGAGGATGCCCGCTGGATTGCGCAACGTATCCGTCGTCCGTTGGAGGATGTGAAGAAGGATAAGCGTTACAATTCGACTGCCCGTGGTGAGGCTGCGCCGAGCCACTACAGCAAATGGGGTCAGGATTCGTTCCGTCCGCGCAGGTCGCAGGACCCGATGGATTCGTATGTTGAGGTGTTTGAGTGGTACGACATTGACCGCAACACGGTGTCGGTGTTTTGTGACGGGTCGGACAAGTTCTTGGTGGCGCCACGCGAAATACCTTTTGCGTTCGGGCAGCCGTTCGTGATGATTCGCAACTATGACGTTCCGGAGACGTTCTATCCGATGGGTGAGTTGGAGGCGATTGAGCCGCTGCAGCACGAGTTGAACCAGACCCGCACACAGATGATGAACCACCGCAAACGGTTCTCCCGCAAATGGTTGTACAAGGAAACCGCGTTTGATACCGATGGTCGTCAAGCGTTGGAGTCCGACGAGGACAACGTGATGGTTCCTGTTATTACGGATGACAACCTTGGGAATGTGATTAGTCCGATGCCGGCAGTCATCAATCCGCCCGAGTTCTACAATCAGTCGGATTTGATTTCGTCGGACATGAACCGTGTGTCTGGTGTGACGGAGTATCAGCAGGGTGCGTTGCCCGAGATTCGTCGTACCGCCACGGAGGCGGCGATTGTGCAGGATGCGTCGAATGCGCGCGCGAGCGACAAGTTGGCGATTGTTGAGCGTTCTATTGGTGAGTGTGCGCGTCGTCTGGTGATGTTGGCTCAGCAGTTCATGACTGGTGAGCAGGCGATTCGTGTGGTGGGGTCTGAGGCGCAGCCGCTGTGGTTGACGTTTGACCGCGACTATATTCAGGGCGAGTTTGATTACGAGGTTGAGGCTGGGTCTACGGCTCCGATGAATGAGTCGTTCCGTCGTCAGCGGGCGTTGCAGATTGTGGATGCGATGGCTCCTTTTGCTGGGGCTGGGATTCTGGACATGGGCAAACTGGCAACCTACGTGTTGCAGTACGGTTTCGGCATCAAGCAGGCGCAAGGGTTTATTACCCAGATGCCACCAATGGGTCCGGAGAGTGCGATGCCACCTCAAATGGGTGGTCAAGGGCTGCCTCCGGGTACGGGTGCGGCTGAGGCTCCGCCGACTGGTGGCATGCCGTTGCCGAGCAATATCCCGCCCGAGATTCTGTCGCAACTGTTGGCCGCGGGTGCGCCGTTGGCGAATACGCAGTTGCCATTTGAACAAACGATGTAGTGCCCGGTACTAGGGGTAGAGCAACCGCCGAAGGAGGACTCTGTGCAAGAAGAATTTGAATCCACCGTTGAAAGCGTTCCTGACACACCCGTAGAAGGGCAAGTTGAGGCGGACGCCGAGATTGGTGATACCCCGGTTGGGGAACCGAAAGAGTATTTCGCTTGGGACGAATACGCTGACAAGCCCGTCAAGTTGACTGTTGATGGCGAAGAAATTGAGGTTCCTTTGGCTGAGGCGCTCAACGGGTACCAGCGTCAAGCGGACTATACACGCAAGACGCAGGAACTCGCTGAGCAACGGAGACAGGTGCAGTTTGCTGGCGCTTTGCAAGAGGCTTTGCAGAACGACCCGAGCGGCACTCTGGAACTGCTTTCGCAACATTATGGTGTGAATCAGAAACCAACGTCCGAAGAGGACGAGTTTTTGGACCCTATGGAGAAGCAGTATCGGCAACTTGAATCTCGTATTCAGGCATTTGAGCAAGACAAGGCGATGCGTGAATTGGAGAATCAGATTGAGTCTTTGTCACGGAGATACGGAGACCTGTTTGATGCCAATGCGGTCGTAGCGAAAGCGTTGGCGACAGGTAACACGAATCTGGAAGCAGTCCATAAACAGATTGCATTCGACCGTTTGTATGAACAATCCCAAACCAAAGGAGAAACCAAGGTGACGCCAGAGGAAAAGAAGATTGTTGAAGCCAAACGGGAGGCTGCGGTTGTGTCTAAGGGTGCTTCTGCGAAGAGTGCCGACGTGTCTTCAAAACCAATTCGTACAGTCCGCGAAGCCTTTGAATCTGCCAAAAAGCAGTTTGAGGGTTAGCACAATTTCAACCAAGGAGTAATTCATCATGACGGCTAACGCCAACTTTGATGCGCTGCTTTCCACAACGCTTGCAAACTACCGTGCGCAACTGACGGACAACGTGTTCTCTGCACGTCCGTTGACCTACTTCCTCATGGACAAGGGTCGCATCCGCATGTTGAACGGTGGTACCAAGATTGTTGAGCCGCTCATCTACGGTCAGAACGATACGGTCTCGTCGTACAGCGGGTACGACACCATCTCGCTCACCGCGCAAGCAGGAATTTCGGCTGCTGAGTACGAGTGGAAGCAGTACGCTGCGTCCATCGCCATCAGCGGTATTGAAGAGGGTAAGAACAACGGCGAAGCAGAAATCATCAGCCTGCTGGAAGCCAAAATCATGCAGGCAGAGGAATCGCTGCGTGAAGGCTTCAACCAGATGTTTTTCTCTGACGGAACCGGTAACTCGGGCAAGAACTGGAACGGTCTCGGCAACATTGTCGAAGCCTCTGGTACTGTCGGCGGCATCAACCGCGCGACCGCCGGTAACGAGTTCTGGCGTTCGTACGAGGAGAACACCGCTGGTGCGCTCACTCTGGCTCAAATGTCAACGGCGTACAACACCGTGTCGGTGGGTAATGACCACCCGGACATGGTGCTGACGACCCAAACCCTGTTCGAGAAGTATGAGGCTCTGTTGCAGCCGCAACTTCGTTACACCGACACCAAGACTGCAGATGCTGGTTTCCAGAACCTGCTGTTCAAGGCTGGTCCGGTTGTGTACGATGTGCACTGCCCCGCTGGTGTCATGTTCTTCCTGAACAGCAAGTATCTGACGCTTGTCGGTCACAGTGCCAAATGGTTTGCTCAGACGGAGTTCGTCCGTCCAGAGAACCTAGACGCACGTTATGCTCTCATCATGTGCTACGGCAATTTGACTTGCCGAAACGCAAAGAAGCAGGGCAAACTGACGGCCAAGACGGCCTGATAAGGGAGAAGATGTCGGGGCAGGGGGATGAAGCCCTCTGCCCCGCATTACAACAACAAGGGAAAGTGAGATAGTTATGCCACAACAGTATGCAGTGCTAGACAACGGTCAAGGAAGCGGTGGCAAAAAGCCGCGTTCTGCCAAAGTCAAGTACGTTCGTCAATACCTGAAGAGCAAAGGTGTTACGCCGACGAGGGATGCGGCTTCTCGCAGTGCGCGTGAGCGTAAACTGCGTGCAAAGGCTCGTGCCGAGTTTGCCGCAAAAGGCAAAAAGTCGTCATCGTCGTCATCGCGCAAGACCTCGCCCAAGACCATGCAGCCTTCGACTACGACCCTAAAGCCAAAGCGTGGCGGATTTCCGCAAGGAAAGCCAGCGGGTATCGGCAAGGGTTACTGAGTTAGTTGGTTCCCCGCCTCATGACACCTCCCTTCCGTGGGGTGGGGACCTTCAAGTAGGAGATAGTTATGGCAAAGAAGAAACCCAAGTCTCGTCCTGTTCCACCTGAACCACCCAAATCTAGGCTTCGTGGTAAAGGCTTTTTGCCGCATGGTGGTGCAGATTTGACGCGAGAGGCATTTCCAAGATTTGTAGAAGTTGACCCCGAACGGTACAAAAAAACAAAACCGACAGGACCGCTTCGGGGAACTCTTATCAATGGACCGGGTCCCAACAAGCCGAATCCAAATAATAAAAAAGGCAAACTTCGTGGAAAAGGTTTGCCACAACAACCACCGTCTGGCAAACTTCGTGGAAAAGGTTTGAAGAACAAGTTATCCGTCAAGTCTCCGAATGGGGTTTGGACCATTCTTGGCAAGTAGCAACTGGGGCTAAGGATGATGAAAGGTTCTAAGCCCGCCTACGCTTTCTATGGTCAACCCGTCAACGGTCAACGACCAGCCCATCAGGGAGTCAATGAGGCACGTCTGCAGGCTGGTGGAGGTGAATACATAGGTCGCAACCGTTGCGTTGCCGACAACGACACATGCGAAGGTCCGAAGGCAAAAGGCACCCAGTACTGCATCGGTCATTTGCGTAAAGCCGCCAAGGGCGGTGATGTCGCTTGAATCTAGCCGACGTTCGCACGATGGTCCGAGACATCTCGGACTTGGACACCGTTGACCTGCCCAACAGCCTGTTGGATACGTTCGTCAAGGAAGCGTTCCAGCGCATCGTCGCTTTGGAGCGACGATGGCCGTTCTACCAAGAAACATACACGATGAACACCGTCACTGGTCAACGTCCGTACACCATCTCCACTATCGGGGACATTCGGGAAATAATTTCAATCGTGGAGACGACGACATCGGGCAACAGGTTTTGTGAGATTGCGTACGATGATGCCGAGGAAATTTGGTTGGGTAACACCGACGTTGCTAGCCGCCCCTATTTTTGGGCTGTGTGGGACGGTCAGATTCACCTGTATCCGAAACCAGATGCGGTGTATCCGTTGACTGTCCGCGCGTATCGTAACGCGACGTATACGTGGTTGTCGAATACGGCAACCGAAATTGACATAGATAACTGGTTTCACATCTTGTTGGCGTATTACGCGCTCGCGCGCGTGTACCAGCGTCAAGAGGACAACGAGATGGCGATGATGTATCAGCGGTCGTTTGAGGAAGGTGTGGCGATGGCTCGCCGCGATTTGATGAAGGCACGGTCGCACAGACCGCTTCTGTTGTCGGGTGGTAAGAAGTATCCGACGATGCGCCGCTGGTTGCAGACGTTGGGGGCGACGCTTGGGTCATGAGCAACCTTTCTACGCGCCGATACGACGATTTCACTGGCGGTTTGAACCTTCGCGCTGACCAGTTTCAGTTGGCTCAGAACGAGTCACCCGATTTGTTGAACGTGGAAATTGACCCTCGTGGCGGGGTGTTCAGTCGTGGCGGTATGCACAGGTTGAACACGACCGCCGTGGGCGGTACGTGGAATCCGCAAAGTTTGTATTCGTTCTACGGTGATTCTTCTCGTTTGATGCTCGCCAACGACACGAAAGTGTTGCATTCGTCCGGCGCCAATTTTACCGAGTTGCAGTACTCCGCTGGCAATGCGGTTGTTTCCGTTTCGTCTCATGGCGCGGACATGTATGCGTGGGGCAACACGCTATACATTACGACAGGGGCAGCGACGGGCAAGGTTGGTTACAAGTGGACGACTGGTTCGGCGTTTGCGACCGCGTTGTCCGCGTCTGGTCCGACGTGGCAGGCGTACAATAATCCGAACGGAACACACATGCCCCCGGCTGAGCATGTGATTACGCATGCCAACAAGTTGTTCGTTGCCGACACCTATGAGGATGGTGTTCGTTACCAGAATCGTTTGCGTTGGTCGCACGAAGGTCTGCCCGAGAACTGGTTGGAGGACGACTATTTGGAGTTCAACGGTGGCGGATTGGGAATCCGTGCGCTTGCCATCGTGGCGGGTCAACTTGTTATCTTCAAACCGAACGGCATCTATTTGTTGATTGGCAACTCGTCGGACAACTTTCAGGTCGTTGAACTGTCAACGAATCTCGGCACCAACACCCGTCACAGTGTTGCGCAGTCGGAGTCTGGTGTCTATTTCTACTCAAATCCCGAGGGTGTGTTCTTTTATGACGGCACGAAAATCGTGGACATTTTTCAGCCGTTGCGTCCGTTGGTGGACGAACGGCGTTTGTCTACGGCTTCTACGGAACCGTATTCGGTGTCGTATGCGGGTCGCCGTGTTTGGGTTGCGTTGCCGTTTGATGACACCAACACCGCCACCCAGCCGACTCGGAACTATGTGTTTGACGCGTCAATCGGGTCTGGTGGCGCGTATACGCAGTTTGCCACGCACGATGGTTACGGTGTCGTCGCCGGAACGGATTTCACGGATGACAACGGGGAGAACTATCGGGTGTTTTGTCATCCCGTTCAGGCTCGTGTTGTGAAGGTTGATTTGTACGAGGAAGCCCAAGACAACATTACTGGTACGGCGGCAAGTTTTTCGTCGTACTACAGGACGGGTTGGGTTGACGGTGGTTCGTACGCACGTAAGAAGGTGTTTCGTCGCCCCGACATCGTGTTCAAGCAGGTGGATACGCAACGGATTGTGAACGTGAAGATTTTTCACAACTACGAGGAGGCGTCTGGTTCGGAGCGTAAACAGTTTGATGTCACGTTGTCTGGCACTGCTACTGGCGGGTATTGGGGTACGGATTTGTGGGGGACTGGTTTGTGGGGTACTGAGTCGGAGGGTGTGCAGGTTATTTCTGGTCGCCAACTTGGGTTGGCGCGAAGCGTGTGTTTGTTGTTTACGGGACCTTCCAACGGCAACTGGGGTATTGATTCGATTACGTACAAGTTCAACAACCGAAAGGTGAGTGGCTGATGCCTTTGTCTATTCCTTATTCGTTTACCACCGGGACGGTGATTGAGGCTGGCGACATGAACAGCAACTTCACTGCGGTGAAGAACTTTGCCGACGGGTTGGCTACTGGTACGAACATTGATGCTGGTGCAATTACTGCGGCGAAGATTGGTACTGGTGCTGTTGAGACGGCGAAGATTGCCGATGGTGCCGTTACTTCGGCAAAGTTGGCTGCTGGAATTATTGCAAGTTCAGATAGCGACCAGTTTGTGTTGGGTGCGCAGGTGTTCGGATGAGAACCCCGTGGTCTTCGCCAATCATCAACACATTGACAACCGATGATGCTGCCCGTTTACAGCAGATTTTTATTTCGTTGTCGTTTGAGTTGTCGGAGATGCGCAAGGAGATGGAAGAGTTGAGGCGGCTTGTGGCAAAGATGGACAGGAACGGTTATGGCGTACGACCCTAGTTTGTATGAGTCGCGTCGTCGCGGATTGACCGAGAATTATGCCGCTACTGCCGCAGCGAATCAGTATTCGCGCACGTTGTCTCAGCAGCGTGGCGCGAGGCAGCGTTTGGCTGCGTTGCGCCAGTATGAGCAAGCACAACCGCAGTTGGTGCGCGGCTATTCGCAACGGAATCTTGTGTCTCCGAATGTGCGTAGCGGTATTTTCAATCGTGCGATGCAGGATTTTGCTTCGGAGCGTGCACGTAATTTGTCGGAGTTTGATATGGGTCAGGCTGAGCAGATGCGGGGTTTTGATTTGGAGGATGCGAGGATTTTGCAGCAGTATCGGAGTGCGTTGGGTGATTTGGAAATGGATAAAGCAAAAGAAATTGCGAACGCTGCACGTCAGTTGTTTGCCTTCAGAGCAGGAGTAGCGTAATGCCACCAGTCCCAAATCCACCGAAGGGTGGTCGTGGAGTAACCACCTATAATCCAACCGACCCAAATCTTGCGGACATGTCGCCGGATGAGTTTGTTGCTTGGGCAAAAAAGAACGGGTTGTTTCAGTACAAGCCAACTTCTAGTGTTGGTGCCAGTGCCGGTAAGGCAACTACTGCTTCTGACCGTTTGGCTCAACAAAAGTTTGATTATGAACGGCGTCAGGATGCCTCCGAATCTGCTCGTGCTGAGCGTACGTTGGCGGCGTATCAACAGATGTTGTCCGGTGGCGGTTACAGGTCTGGTATGGACAAGATTTTGGGGATGATTGATTCGCAGGCTGGGACGTCGCGGGGGAATGTGCAGAAGGCTTATCAGGATGCTTTGGCTGCGATTGCGGGTGGTTATGGTACGGCACAAGATTTGACGTCGCAGGGTTATGGTGCGTTGGAACAGTTCTTGCGTCAGAATCCGAACAATCCGTATGCGAATGTGCAGGTGTCGGCTGGGTCGGCGCCTGATGCGATGGAGCAGTTGTTGTCTGCGTATGGTGTGTCGGCTGAGCCCGTGCGTGCGCAAGTTGCCGCTGAGCAGCAGGCTGCGCAGCAGGGGGCTGCCGGGTTTCAGAATTTGTTGTCTACGTTGGGTGCGTCGGCTCAGCAGTCTGATGCGTCTCGTTTGGCGGAGATGATGATGGCGAGGAATTTGGCTGGGGAGACGTTGGGTACGCAACGTGCGACGTTTGAGTCGCAGGCTGCTCGTGCGCAGGCTGATGCGTTGGCGCAGATTGAGGCTCAGTTGGCTCAGGCTCGGTTGGAGCAGGAGATTGCGGCGAATACTCGTCGTCAGTCCATTGAGGATGCGATTGCTGCGGCTGGTGGTATGGTGCCGAACATTGGTTCACCGACTGCTACACCGACTGCTACACCAACGGCTACACCAACGGCTACACCGACGGCTACACCTGCAAGGCTGGTTGACATGTTGGCTGATAGGGCTGAGTCTGCAAATCCTACGTTGAAGAAACGTATTGAGGAGTTTGTGAAGAAGAATCCGAATGCTGGGATGAAAAAGATTAAGAAAGAATTCCCGAAGATTGCCGCAACCCTCAAGGGGTAGCGGTTGGGGTTATGGGTAGAGATGGCTGACGATTTTGTTCTCGCTTTAGCAAGAATGCTCCAAGGCAAGGGCAATGTGTCGTCGGGCGACCTCAACGTACTGTTTTCGCCAGAAGTTGCCCAACTTACGGGAACCGATTATCAGAGCGCAGAACAAGCCGGCATGGACGAAGAAATGATGCTTCGTGAGTATGCCCCCAATTTCTTGTATACGCGGTCTTTGGACCCCAAGGACATTCGGGCCAGTTTGGCGAATGCGTTGATTGTTGAGGGTCGGGCGCCTTGGGAAGTGAAACGAGATGCTCAGGCGTATGCGTCGGCGCAAGCCGAAGCGGACGGAACGTACGATTTTGATGCCAACAGTAAAGAGTTGGAGAATTTTGTTGACACCATTTTTAGGGAGTCGAACGCTTTGCAGGTTGCCAAGTACAAGAAACAGCAGAAGGATACAACGAATAATCTTCCTCCCGAGGATTTGGATTTTACTTTGGAGCAGTTGGAGCCGGAGTTGATGCAGATGCTTGCGTCAAGTTATTCGCAAGTTCAAAAGGATAAGGCAAGGACAAAGGTTGACCCCGCTTCGGTGAGGTATGCAACCGAGTATTTGAAGGGGAAGCGACCGGCTGAAGAGGCTGCGGCACAGAAACGTTCTGATGTTTACGCTGGTAAGGCGGGTGTTGGTGGCGTGGTGGGGCAGGGAATCAAGGATATTGGTGCAGCAATTATGCGCCCTTTCAAAGAGGGTTCGCTTAGCGACACCCGCAAACAACGCAAAGAGAAGAAGGCTGCGGCCGATGTAGCGGAAAAAAGTTATCAGTACACTTTGCGCACCATAGTAGAACGTGCCGCCGACCCGCAGCGTATTGCGGACGAGGCGACCGCAAAACAGCGGGAAAAGAATTTGGAACAGATTATGCAGGTTGTTGCACAGTTGGCGCAACAGAACGCTAGAGCGGCGGGGTACACGCCTTATCGGGAAGCACTCATTAGGAGAGCAAACTTTATCCGCGGTGGTGACTGATGGCTGTTGACAATTCGGGGGCGACGTTTCAGGAGTTGTTGAATCAGTTGGCGAAAGCCAAACCGCTCCCCGTGTCTCCGTCGCCGTTTCGCACGAAAAAAGCGATTGCTGGTTCGCAGTTGGGTGATACGCAACTTGGTGCGGTTTCTGCGGCACCTTCTTTGCAAGACCAGATTGCGCGTATTGCCAAAGGCAATACCGCGCCGACTGGGTGGAAGGGGGCGTTGTACAGGGGTTTGAATTCTCCTCCGGGCAAAGTGGTGTTGGGTGGTTTACAAATAGTTGATACGCCGCGACGCGCAATCATAAGCACATTGAAAGAAACCGTTGATGCGTTTGACACCGACCCGAATACGACAACTTCGTTGGGTGATTTTGTTAGTCAGGTGAAAGACCCGACGTTTGGTTTTGGTCGCATTTACGCAAAACCGGGTGCGGGTGGTCGAATTGTCGGGTTTATCGGAGACGTGTTGTTGGACCCGATAACGTATGCGACGTTTGGTGCTTCTGTTCCGTTGAAGGGCGCAACAAGTGCGGCGACCGCAGCAAAGTTATTGGAAGCGGGTGCCGGTAAAACCCTGTTTAGGCAGAGCGCCAATTTGTCTGGTCGTGAAGGTCGTGCGGCTTTGGCTAAGGTTTTGCAGGACATGGGTGCAGAAGCAGGTGTTGTGAAGAATGTTTTGGCTCGCGGCAAGTCTGCGGTTCCTCGCGAGTTGGCTGAAGAGTTGGGTTTGCCTCGTAACGGTTTGTACATGTTTGGTTCGCGTGTGCGTGTTCCGGGTTCTGGTGTTATTGGTAGCGCGTTGGAGCGTGGAGTTGTTGGTAGTCGCCTGTTTTTGACAAACACAAAATGGGGCACAAAACTGCAGTACATGTACACGCCGCGCGGTGTGAGCGGTGTGTATGGTGACGTCAGTCAAATTCGTGCAGATTTGGCTTCTGGTCGTTTGGATGCCGAAACCGCGAATGCGATGCTTGCTGGTTTGAATGGAATTGAGTTGGGTCGCAGGGCGGGTGCCCGCGCTAGGGGAGACTATGGTCGTGGCGCGGCGCGCGCAATGGAAGACCAGCAGGCACAAAAATTTGATACAGAAATTCATCGTTTTATTGAAAGTGCCGATGACGCCGCGTTGACAGCGGAACAGCGGAAGGCTCGCAATCTTGCGCAGGGCGTGTTGGAGGCTGCGCGCGTAAACATTGAGGGTGCGGGCAAGGTTGTTGATGACACTTTTGAGTTGAAGAATCCCGCACTCCAAGTTGATGAGGCAACTGGTGTTGTGACGAACAGGTATGTTCCGCATGTGTATTCTGACGATTTTTACAAGTGGGCGGAACGCAATCCGCAGGACCCGTTCTTTCAGTTGATTGAACGCGAGGATGCGGTGAACGTGTTGGATATGCGCAACAGTTTGGCTCACCGCGGAATGAAGAAGGGAACCAATTTTTTGGAGACGGACAAGGTTATCAAGTACGGGACGATTGAGGAGTTGAACGCCTTGTGGCGTGAAACGACCGGACTTGATTTTGATTTGTTTGAAACGTCCATGTCCAAGATTTTGAGCAAGTATGCGCGCACGGTTGATTCTGCGCATTCTGTGTTTGCGTTTTTGGGTGAGTTGAAGAACACAAACTTTTTGCGGATGATGGAACAGCAGGGTGTGATTGACCCTGATTATCTGCGCGCTATGGCGGTGCATCAGGACATGATGTTGAAGAATGTTGCAAGGTTGGCGGAAAAGAAGAAGAACGCTGCCGGCGCGTTGAGGGATGCGGTTGTTGAAATGTTTGACAACAATGTGCGGCGCGGGCCGATGGCGACGATGCGCCGTGTCGTGTCCGACACCGGCGAGGAAATCAGGCTTGCTACTGCTGCGGTGAAATCGGTTGACCAATCCGTTGCGCAAATAGAAGCCTTGTCCAAGACGCTGGATGAGATTGCGGTTGAAACTCAGGCAAAGATGGTTGAGTTGACGTCGGCTACGGTTGAGAAGAATGTTGTGATGGGACATATTGGCGACATTATGCGGCGCGCCAGCGATGAGGCAACAAGTTTGGCGCGGCAGGCGCGCCAGTTGGCGCAAGACGCTGCTTCTGGTCGGCAAAGCGCGGAGGCGTTGGAGGAGCGTTTGGTTGATTTGCAAACCAATCTTTCTCGCGCTGATGCAGCATTTTCTAGGGCGAATGAAACGGTTGAGTACATGCGGGTGTACGGGGACGAGTTGGGTCCTGCGATGCAGAGGATTTATCAGACGATTCGGCAGCAAAGCAACGATGGGGATTTGCCTGCGATGTTGGCTGCGGGTGAGACGTTTGCGAAAACAGGCGATGAGGAGACGGACAGAATCATAGACATTTTGATGCGTCCGTTCAATCATCTTCCGTACAAGAACACGGTTGATTTGGACAACGAATGGTTGTCGTTGACGATGGATTCAAATGAGTCTTACGGGCGGGTGCTGCGGAGTATTCCGGGTGATGTTGGTGGTGATGTTGAGGGCGGAAGGGTTACGCGCAAAGGTATGGCGTATGAGCGTTCGGCTACGCGCAAATTGACTCAGGACAATGTGAATGAGATAGTTGGTCGTGCCGCAACCGTTGGTGATAATCCGGAGAAGGTTGGGGACGCATTTTTCTTTATGACTGCCCGAATGTTGCGGTATGCGTTTGATGCCGCGGGTGGTGGCGACGCTGGTTTGGCTGCGCAAAAGGCTTTGGCTGACGAACTGTTGACTTTCGGACCGGGGGTGTCGGCGCGCGCGCGGGCATGGCAGGAGGCGAACGGTGCGGTTAGCAGGATTGTTGAGCAGCGTAAGGTTTTGGAAGAGTTGGGTTCTCGCAGGGTGATGCGCGGCGGAGAGTACGAGAAGTACGAGCAAGCGGTGATAGACATTGCTGCGTTGGAAGAAAAATTGAAGGATGCTGGTACGTTTGTTGACGAGTATCCGACGGTTGGTGCAGCGTATGATTCTTTTAGGGTTGCGTTCAATCAGGCAAAATCTGGTGGTTTGGAAGATGCCAGAACTTTTGCGTACAAGGCGATTGATTTGGTGGCGGTAGCCGCCGAAGCAGAGCCGTCTTTGCGTAGAAGCCCAAGTTGGATAACGTTGATGACTCTTGCAAATGATTTTGAAAAAGCGGTTGCTGCCGGTAACACAATACAGAATACTGGTGCTTTGGATGCGCTTTACGCCAGATTTGTAAAAGAAGTTACCGACGCGTTTACTGACCCGGTTCAGGTTCAACGAGATGTTGAGTTGTTGAATTCTACGCGTCGTCGAGCCGCAGAGGCGATGTCGCTGGATAAAAGTTTCAATGATGCCAAAATGAATTTGGACATCAGCGTGAAGGATGCCGGTGTGAAAGTCGCAAATTATCAGTTGTTGCACGCTGCGGATATGGCGGTTGATGCGTTGACACGTTTGTTGCCGAACAACACCCCGACGGACACGTTGTGGCGTTTGGCTTTGTCTGGTGCTGCGCGTCAACAGTTGGCGCATGTGGAGAGGTTTGAGAAAGTAATTTCGCAGGGCAGGACAATTCTGTCCACGATAAGAGACGAGGTGTACGGCGTCCCGTCGCATGAGCGAGCGGGACGGTTGGCGTATCTTGTTGAACAGTTGTCGCCGGATGACAAAGAAGCGTTGTATTCGGTAACGGGGGATTTGACGTTCATCACGGATACGGTTGGTCAGTCTCGTGGTATTCAGTATTATCGTCGTCACAATGGCGAATACGAGCGTGTATTGAACGACATTGTTACCCGACATCAAGGTCCGAATTGGAAACGTCAAACAGAAATTGAGGGTTTTGGCGGTTATGTAAAAGTGGAATCTCGCGCAAAGTATTATGATGCCGATTACGACAGAACCAGCGAGTCGTACAGCGGGAAAGCAGAGTTGGATGATGTTTTGTCACCGAATCAAGAGGAGGCTTTGGCGCGCAACAGGTTGTTGAAGGAGTCGGAGAATCGCATCAACAAGTTGCAAAGTTCAACACCCGACGCTTTGCGTCGGATGATTGATGATTTGGTTGAACGTGGCAGCATTGACGCAGAAACAAAATCGCGTTTGTTGGATGAACTTGCAAATGCCGAACAGTTGGCGAATGCCGCAATGGCTCGTTCTCGTCCCAAGAGTGTTGCCGATTTGACAAAAGAGTTGGATGCCGCCAAAAAATCCAAGGATTTGGACAAGGCGGCAAAGGATGAGTTGGTGAAGAAACTTGAGTCGGAGTTGCGTTTTGCGCGGCAACGTGTTGATTTGCCGGAGCGTGTTGCCAAACGTGTTGCTGAGGGTGCGAGAAAAGACGTGACCGACACTTACGGTTTGGCTCGCCAGTTTTGGATGGCTACGCGCGTGGACAAGGGGGGTGCCAGTCGTGCTCCGCGCCAGATTGACGATTTCTTTACGCTTGCTTTTGGTGACGGTGAGATTCGAGTTGGTTGGACTGGTGGTTCGCGGAAACCTGTTTATCGTTACGGCGGAGACATGTCGGATGAGGTTCAGACTTGGAATCCGTCAACTGGTGCAATGGAAACTGTGATGTTGCAGGATGTTTCCGAAGAAAGTTATGCGAGGCTCGTTGATGCGACGATTGCTGCGGCTCGCGCAGAGAAGGCTAGAAGGATTGCGACCATTCGGGCTAAGCGTGGTACGCCGGAGTATTTGGAACAAAAGTTGGTGTACGACCTTGAGTATTATGATTTAGAAATTCGGGACAGGGCTGGTTCGCTGAATACGGTTGGTGAGGTTGTTGACGCAGACAAGGCTCGGCGTTTGGTGAACGAGCGTCATGAGTTGTTGTTGGAGCAGCCGTTGTTGAAAGAGAATGTGTCAGTTTCTAGGACGGATGCTGAGCGTGGAATGGCGCAGGATTTGTTGCGCCGCAACGGCGCCAAGGTTGAGGCAATAGACAAAGAGTTGAATGACATGGAGAGGCGTGCTCGTCAACTTGTGCAACGTGGTGAGGGTAGCGGCGAGGTGATAACTCGTCGTGTTGAGGTTGAGGATTCTATTTTTGGTTCGGCGGCTAAGCGTAACAACATTCGTATGCGAGAGTTGCGGATACTTGCGCAGGACCCGAGTGCGGCACCGGAGTATGGGTCGCTCGATTTTGGTTTGGAATCTTCGGTGACGTTGGGTGGGGATTTTGGTTTGGTGGAGCATTTGCGCAGCAAGATTCGGCAGTTGGAGGCTGCCGTAAAGGTTGTTGAGCAGGCAAAGAAGAAGGGTACGCAGGAGGCGATTGACAAGGCGAAGGCGCGAGCGCCGAAGCGGGTACAGCAGGCGGTTGAGGCTGCTGAGATGATTGCGAACAATCCTGTGTTGCGCAGGCGATTGGATGCGATTTTGTTGTTGGATAGCGCCGACCCCGCCAAGGCGGAGAAGGCGTATCGGGATTTGTTGATGCCCAAGAAGGTTGGTTGGTTGGGTGATTCTCGTTTGGGCAAGGAGGTGGATGAGTCTGGTGATTTGTTGCGTGGTGTGCCGACTATTGTGAAGAACAAGATAAATGCGGTTCGTCGTGCAGCGCGAAGTCTGCGGGAGATTGAACGCAGTCCGGAATACACTGCCGCCTTAGAGCGTCAGTTCAAGAACGAATTTTTGAAGATTCTTGCCGCCGTGGACATCAACAATCAGGAGTTGGAATTTGCCCAACATGTCTTTGACTCCGCGGCCAGAGGGCGCATAAATCGTTTTTCTTCTCGTGATGTGAATGGTGTTGGAGATTTTTCTGCTGATGCGGAAGTTTATGTGATGAACGAACTTGCGTTTGACAACAAGATGGTTGACCGTTTGTTGGCAAACAAGGCTGGTGAGTACTATTTCACGGTGAACGGTTTGCGTGTCCGCGACCATGTGGCTCGCGATGTTGCCGTGGCAGAACTGGGTGGAAAGTTCCGTTACAAGGTTGAGACTTCCGAATCTTCTAGTGGCGTGAAGCAGTACAAGGTTGTGAACTTGGACAGCGGGGCTGTTTATCATTACGATGAGTTGCCTGCCGAGTTGATTACGGATACGGTGTTGGAAACCCGTGCACCGTTTTACACGTTGCCCGGTACGAATTTGAGTCCTACTGGCATGCGTGGACCTTTGGCTGGGGATTTGGCAAACGAGTTCAGGGAGTTTGCTGGTCGTCGTGGCGAGCGTGTGGTTTACAAACCGAACAGGGCTTTGCATGCGGCAGGTGAGGTTCCGTATCACGGTGATGAAACGTTTGCGGTTTATTCAACCGGTTCGGGGACGCAGCGTGTGTTCAAGATGTCGGAGATTGATGGTGTGGTGTCAAAAAATAGTGCCGATGCGACGGTGGTGACGTATCCGAGGGGTGAGGACCCGCTCGACCCGAGGAATGTGTTTGCTGGTATTCGTGATGATTTTGATTCTATTTATGAGCCGACCGCCAAGGTTCCGGATAAGAAGTCTGGTTTGTCGTATGATGCGGTTGAGGGTGATTTTGCTAGGGCGACGGAGGGTTTTGTTCGGGCGCGCAGTCAGAAGAGGTTGTCTCAGTTGCGTACGGCGCGGGAGAAGTTGGTTGCCGAGTTTGAGGTTCAGACGCGCAAACGTTCGGAGGCTGCTACTCAGGAGTTGAATGCTCGCACGTTTGATGCTCAGAGGGCTGCCCGCACTCGTCGCGCTGTGGCTGCTGACAGGTTGAATGATTTGCGTAAAGAAATTGATGCGTTGGACAAACAGATTCGTTCAACGAATCCTGTTGTCCGCATGAACACTTTGATGAATGCGTTTGATTTGATTCGTAAGGGCGACCCCGAGAATGGTGTTTTGCCGGGTTTGTTTCGTGACCCGACGATTTTGCGTCGTCTTGGTGTCAAGGTTGAAATGGACCCGCGTTCGGTGACAGATGAGCAGGCGTTGGAGGGTTTCAAGCGTTATGTGGAGGGTTTGAAGCGTGGCAGATTGCGCGCTGGGAAGAACGAAGAGGTTATCAACGAGGTTGCGGCAAGCGAGTTGAAGCGTCGCAGGGACGTGTTGAAGCAGGCTTGGTCGGAATCGGAGTCTGGTTTGTTGCTGGCCCGCAAAGACATGGCGGAAAAAGTGATTGCTGCGAACAGGAAAGCGTTGCAGGAAATCATGGATGGCGGTCCGGGGGAAACGCTGTTGCGTACGTTGCGCGGACATCGGGAAGAGTTGGCTCGCGCTGAACGCGAGTTGGGTTTGGCGAACAAGGATTTGGCGCGAACAATAAAGCAGGTTCGCGGAAAGATTGAACCGGGTGAGGATGTTTCGGCTGCTGCTGAACGAATTGCTCAACAGATGGCTGAGCAGGCTTCGGCAAATCAAGTGTCTTTTGGTATGACTCGTGATGCAATCGAGGCGGCGAAGGTTGAGGCGCAGGCGTTGTTGAGGGAGCGTTGGTATCAGGATTCGTATCTTGAACAGGCAAAGACAACGTTGTTGGGTGTTCGTTCTACTGTTGCTGCGCGTGAAAGTATTTTGGCTTCGTTGAAGCAGCAACAAAAAGTTGTTGAGCAGCAGTTGGATGCGATTGGAAAATCTATGTCTGCGAATACTTTGACGGTGACGGAACACAAGCGTCTTGGTGCAGAGTTCAGAACGTTGAAGTTGAAGTTGGATGGGCGTGGCAAGGTAAAGGGTTTGAAGCAGAGAATTGCTGATGCTCAGGAGGAGATTGCGAAGTTGCATGAGCGGCGTTTGAAGGTTGAGGGTGAGATTGCCCAACATCGTTCTGCGTACGATGTTGGTTTCTATGCGCAGTTGACGAAAGATGATGCGGTGCGTCGCATGGAGTTGGTGAAACGGACGATGGACGATTTGAAAGAACTTCGCAAACAGGCCAAGGGGGTGAAAACAAAGGACGCGGGTTGGGAGGCGGATGTTGATGAGTTGGCGGAGGAGGTGCGCAAGATTATTGACCAGTTGAACGAGTTGCCCAAGGGTCCGGACACGGACAGGTTGGCTGCGGTGTTGACGGGTTATGCGGAGGCTAAGGCAAATTTGTTGAGGGCGCAAACCGCTTCGGAAGAGTTTGCGATAAACAGCGTCTTCGGTGCCCAAGCGCATTTGATTTTCAGAAACGTTCTGTCTGATGGTTGGGTTGAGTTGAGTGGTGTGAAAGGTGCCGGTAGTGGTGCGTTGGAAGCGTTTGCAAATCTTGAGTTGAAAGAAAACATGCTTGAAATTTTCAACAACATGGGTCGTTTGCGTGACCCCGTGTTTGTGAAAGAGATGCAACGGTTCACGGGCAGGTACACGAGGTTCTTCCGAGCGTGGGCTTTGGCGACACCCGGTTATCATGTTCGCAACACGCTTACCAATGCGTTCATGATGGTGGCTGCTGGTGGTAAGCCGAGATTTTTGTCTGAGGGCGCCAAAGAGTGGGATGCCTTGTACAAGGCTGTCTACGAAGGCGGGCAGACGATTGACGATTACGTTGCGTCTATTCCTGACGCCGTTCGCCGCAAAGCGGTGAACGACGCATACGATGCGATGCTCGGCTCTGGTGTTGGCAACGCAGAAGAGATTGCGTTTGATATTGGAGGACGGTTCACGAACAATGCGTGGACAAAGTTGAACAGAAGGGCTGCGATTAGGATTGAGCAGCATTCGCGTTTCATGTTGGCGTATGACGGTGTGCGTCAAGGGTATGGTGTGAACGGTGCGCAGGCTCGGGTACGCAAGTTCTTGTTTGATTACGAGGACATTTCGAGGTTGGATGTTTATGCGCGTAGTGTGATTCCGTTTTGGATGTGGACGAGCCGTAACTTCCCGTTGACGATTCAGAACATTTACATGAATCCGAAGCCTTACCAGTTTTACGGTAATTTGAAGCGTGCTTTGGAAGATGAGGACAAGACTGACCGTTTGCCGTTGTGGATGCGCGAGACTGGCGGGTTTGGTTTGGCTGGTACGGGTTTGGCGTTGACTCCGGACCTTGGTTTCAATCGTCAGGCTGCAGATGTGGCAATGCTTGCCGACCCAGCACGGTTGGCTGCAAACGTGAACCCAATTTTGCGTGTACCTGTTGAAGTGGCGTTGGCAAACAAATCATTCTTCCGTAACAGGCAGTTTGGTGAAGCACCTGTTCAGGTTCAAGGTCCTGTTGGCAATCTTGCGGCGTTGCTTGGCGCACCGCTTGGTTTGAGTCCTTCTAAGGGCGGTCAACAGTTTGCGAACGAGAAGTTGTTGTATGCACTATCAAACGTTGTCCCGCCGTTCAATCAGGCAGAACGTTTCATCCCGTCGCAGGATTATTATTCTGACAGGGGCAAGGTTTTTCCGTTCTTACAGTATTTGGGTGTTCCGGTGAAACCTGTAACTCCACAGATGCAAACATCAGAACTTATTCGCAGAAGGCAGGAGTTGCAAAAACTTCTGCGTTCACAACCGAAGGTGGAACAATGACACAGTACACAGGTAACAGGGACGGGGACAACGGCAAAGCACGACCGGGGTTGCTGGAGTTCGTGAAGACGATTGAGCAGGTAACGGATGGTGCGTTGTGGAACAACGGCACCTATGCGTCACGCAACATGCGGGGCAAAGGGTCGTTGTCTGTCCACGCCACTGGTCGTGCGGTGGATTTGTCGTGGCGGAAACTGGGAACCAAGGGGCGACGCAACGGTCGTGCCGTTGCCCAATGGTTGTGCGATGTGCTCGTGAACAACGCGGAGACGCTCGGCGTGGAGTGCGTGTTGGATTACTGGCCCAAGCCGCATGGTCGCGGGTATCGTTGTGACCGCGACGGCTGGTTGAACTACAAGTCTGCGACTATCGGGGGCGCGCCCGACGGGGATTGGTTGCACGTTGAGTTGTCGCCCCGTATGGCGGATAGTTCAACGCTGGTGAGGGAGGCGTGGTCGGATGTTGCCCAGACGGGTGTGCTTGCCCAGATGCCGAATCCGAAACGGAAGAAAAGTCAGGCTCAGGGAGAACAATAATTTTGTTCACCATCCCTAACGGGATGTGTGAAACCATGCCAACATCGTCTGCTTCGTGCGGTGATTCTTCTTCGGGGAACCACGAACCCGTGATGGAGATGTGACCATCCAAACATTCTTCCCACAGGAAGCCGACCGATACGACATGGCATGGTTTCGGTTTGTAGGTCTTGACGGTTATCCACCCGTTGTCTGAGTCGAATGCGTCGGTCCAGTGGACTGCGACGAGTTTGGCTGGGAGTTTCATTCGTGGTCTCCTGTCAGGTGGTCTTTCATGTTGACGATGAGATGTTCCATGAATGATGAGATGCGCAGCCATGCGTAGACATCTCCGTGTGTGGCTTTGTCCCATGTTTTGCAGAGGTCAATGACGTCTTCTTTGGTTGCCGACATCATCATCGTGATGATGGTGCCGGCGTTTTTTTCAACGCGGTTTAGTTCGGCGTCCATCTTGTCGGCTTCACGTTTGTCCATGAATTCGTAAATCCAGTCACCGTTGTTTGCTGACACGATTCTTCCTTTCGTTGTTATGAACGTAGATGGCGTTCTCAGATAAACCGTTGACAACGATACCTTCGCCCACCTCCACGTCATCAAAATGCGCGCGCAGTATACGTACAATTTTTGCCACATTGACCGCTCTATCGAATCCGATTGTTATCTGACGAGAGTTCATTTGTTCCTCCAAGTTCCAATTTGAATGTGTCGTCAAGCACCATGAGTCCGATGACGCAGTAGCCGACGATGTCCCTGAGTGTATCAATGATTGTTTCGTCAACCTTCGGCACGACGGTGTGACCGTCTGCGAAGAATTGGCGTGTGAATTCTAGGTTGGCGAGACGTTCGTATTTGTCGTTGAGGCGCACGATGATGCCTTGGAATCCGAAGCGTTCAATGTTCTTGTGACCGTAGTCGTGTTGTTTGGCTGCGAGCAGGCGAGCCATTTCTGCGGAGTCCCATTCTCCTTGGTGGCGAAGTTCGTGTATGACCGGTACGGCTACGACGATGAACGCTTCGGGGTTTGGTTCTTCGTTGTTGTGGAACACGATGCCGATGAGCGTGTCAATCCTGTCGCGCAACAACCCGAAATCAAGGCGCGGTTTGCCCCTGTCGCTGAGTCCTGCGATGTGCATCACCCACTGTGTCGCTGACTGTTCCCAAGTTTTTGCCATCTCGTATCTCCTTCTCAACTCCACGTTCATCGTAAGTGTGTCACGAAGTTTATCATACGCGGTGTTGCGGATGCGCATGACATGTACATCAGAGAACCCCATCTCTTCGCCAGCGTCTTTCAGCGACAAGCCTTGGTATGTGGTCAGCAGGATTGCTTTGCGATACTTTGCGGGTAGCGAGGCGACCGCCGAGGCGACAGCCTCGCGGAGTAGCAGCATCTCGTCGGTTGACGGTTCGGGGTCTTCGCCCGGTACGCATTCCATCAACGCCTGCATCTCTGATTCGGGTCGGCGTAACGACAGTTTCTCAAACACCTCCGACGCAAACAGGATGTGTTTCTTAGGCATCGTATGATTCGTCGTACAGCAACGCGGATACATCGGTGGGGCGTAGCAGATATCCCCACGCTGGGTTGTCTGAGCGTCGTGCGAAGTCGCGGGTTTCCAGCGTGTCTCTGTTTGCTTCTATGTACCGTTTCAATCTGTCCACGGACACGATGATGAATCCGCCGTCCATTGAGAAGATGTACACCCACCATTTTGCTTTGGTGACTTGCAACCCTGACGGAACCCACTTGCCAGATTTGCGTGGGTTTTGACGCATCTCCACTGCCATGTTGCCGTTGCGGTAGCGGTCTGACTTCACCTCGAATGAACCTTCTACGAGGTTCTCCAACATCTTGCGTATCCGCTTCTCACCCAACTGACCGTACTTCAGGTCTTCTGCGAAGTTGAATGTGTTCTCCTTGATGTCCCACTTACTGTTCTTCACTGAGCGTCTCCCATTCCGATTGAGAGAAACCGCGCACCCGACCATCGGGTTGGATGTACACCCATGTGGGGGCATCGGGGTCGCACCCGCATCCCACCACGTTCCTACTGTCGTGCACGATTGTGATGCCGCACTTCTTGCATCGGACCTTGGTCATAGTTTCCTCACCGTGATTTCGGTTATCTGCTTGTCGTCTTCCCACGCTACGCCGTTCAACGCGTCAAGGATGGATTTCACATAGTTGTCAATGTCCCCGCGCAACGATGCTTTCCATTCGGGGTTCTTTTCTGCGGTGATGACGATGTTGGTGCCTTTGTCGCTGAACGTCAGACACACCTCAACGGTGTGGTCTGCCGGGAACAGCGGACCCTCGTAGGCTTTGGCAACTTTCGCTTCGTACTGTGCGGTGCGTTTGGGGGTGTAGACGTGACCGTTGCGTGTGGCGCGTGGGCGTTCTTTGGCGAGTGGTCGGATGGGGATGAACTGCTTGTACTTTTTCATTCGTAGACACGCATCACAATCTGTTCTAGGTACATGATTCCGTTTTCGCGGTCGTGGTATTTGCCCCACTTCTTGTCTGCTTCTATGAGCATGGTGAGTGTTTCGGCTGGCATCAATCCGTCTTGTCTGAGGCGTGAGGCGAGGCGTACGAGGGTGGATGAGCGGTCTGACCCTTCAAGCGGTCCGTCGGTGAGAATGGTGTAGGTGTACGGGCTGATGAGGTATTTGAGTTCTCCGAGTGACATCGGTTTGCCTGTGCGCATCATCATCGGCGTGGACACTGGCGGTTTCCAGAGGGTTGCGACGCGGTGTATCCGTTCGGGTACGACACGCTCAGCGTGCGCACGAAGAACGAACGAACCGAGGTCGAGCGGTGTTTCGTCGTCTGATAGCACGATGCGTTCGGTTGGCTGTTTGTCCCAGCCACCGAAGTATGGGAGTCGGACGTAGTTGCCGTAGCCGTTGGTCACGGTTTCTTGTTTCGGGTTGACTTCTTTGGCTGGGTAGTTGCACACTTGGTGTGCTGCGAGCAGGCATCGGCGCATCGCTGATGCTGGTACGGGTTCGGTGGCGAACAGCCACAGGTGGTATCCGCGTCGTGAACGCTCAACCCATGTCGTTATCTGTTGGTGTGCGAGCACGGCTTGTAGGTTGCGTACCGCATCCAAGTCGGGGACGTCAATGTCTGAGCATCCCCAGCGTGTCATGTTGTCGGGGGTGACGGGGTAGATGCCGATGCCGATGGTGCCGAGCAGGTGTTCCATGAACAGTGATTGGGTGACGGGTTCTTTTACGCACCCACCTTCCCATGAGCCGTACGCATCGGTGCGTCCAGAGAACAGGTCAACGAACTCAGAAAGGGGCATGGGATTTCTCCAAGTGTTGCTGTGGCAACTCTTGGGGACGCAACTGTCTGAGTCGGCCCGTGTGCAAATCAATCTCGTAGTCAATGTCGTCAACCAACTGTCCGCCCG